ATTCTTTCTACAACCAATACCGTTTCAGAATCTATTACTGTTACAGACACAATAGCTACAAGCTATTTAACAAGCGCTGTTGTCAATGAGGTCAGCACGGTTACAGACACAGTTGACGCAGGCAATACAATTACTCTGCAAATTATTGAAGGTTTTGCGGTGGGCTGGGGATTCCTTGGCTGGGGTCAAGGCGTTTGGGGTGGAGCGTCTACATTGGTAGATATTGTCACGGATTATGTTGCATTTAACCCCGCCGTCAACGAAACGATCACCGTCACGGATGTGGTGTCTTCACAGCCCATTTACTCTTTGGTGGTATCAGAAACAGCCACGGCTACGGACTCGGTCAGCACAACACAGACATTTGCTTGCCCGATAGCAGAACTTATCGTACCTGCGGATTCAGTCACGACTACCCAAACATTTGCTTGCTTTATCTCTGAGACGGCTACAGTAACAGACAGCTCATTTGGAGGGTCTACTTATAACGTCACAGATTCTGAGACAGCGACAGCCACTGATAATTACGTTGCGGGGGGTTCATCTCAGCTATTTGTGTCTGAAACTGCGGTGGCTTTGGATTCTGTAGCTGGCGGTGTAACAGCATTGTTGGTGGTATTAGAGACTATATCCTTGTTGGATTCTCTGTCGGCCACGTTAACAGCTCAAAATACGCTCACAGAAACCGTCTCAGTTACAGACTTGGTAAGCCCTGCGGGAAGCATTTACTTCGTCAAAATCATTGAAACTATAGTTGCAACTGACTCAATTTTTGGTACACTACTGTGGAATCTAATTGACGACAGTGAGACGGCATCTTGGCAGGTGATTAACGATCCAGAGTCGGCTTCTTGGACAACCATTAACACAGCGCAAACGCCCAGTTGGACGACAATTAATGACCCTCAAACACCAGGATGGGCGGAAGTTGCTGATGCAGAAACACCTGGTTGGACAGAAATTACGACAGTTTAGGAGAATTAAATGTCAGTAGGATACTCAACAAATCTACAACTCGTAGAGCCAGTCACAGGTACCGAATCAGGTAACTGGGGCTATGACATCAATTACGGCACAACCGACTACATTGATATTGCCATTGCGGGTACCAATAACATTACCACAGATGGAGACGTCACACTTACCCAAACAACGGGTTCTACGTCTGGTAATAATATCACTGGCACCACAGCTCAGTATGCGGTTCTTAACTGCACAGGCGCACGGACAGCCGCTAGAAATATTTTAGTTCCCACATACAGTAAGACTTACTACGTTCTTAATAATACAACTGGCGGCTACTCAATCACTGTTAAGAAGTCTGGTGGTACAGGCGTTACGATTGCGAATGGTGAGTCTGCGATTGTGTACTACAACACAGTCACTACCGATGTTGTCAAGATCAGTTCACTCAATACATTCGGTGCTATTACTGCCACAACAGTTACAGTTACTGGGTCGATTACCAATCCCGCTACAGTTGGTGCTATTAATTACGGCACTCTGAACTACCAAGATACCAACATTGTTAACTCGGCACAAGCCAGCTTTAACGGGTATGTTTACTCTAACATTCAAAACACAAGCTCTGGTGCTATAGCATCTACAGACTTTGCGATATACAACAATAACGCTTATTACGTTAATGCTGGTATCAACAGTTCAAATTATGGTGCATCTGTAACCGTGGGCGGTACAGGTGGTTCATCTAGCACAACATTGACTATAGCAAGCGTTACAAGTGGTAACTTGCTTTATGGTTCTGTTATTACTGGAACAGGTATTTCTGGAACGGTAACGATTACAACCCAGTTAACTGCCACAGGTTCTGCTGCGGCTTCACCCACATATGTGAGTGGTGGCGGTACAAGTTCTAACCAGTTCTATGTTTCATCTTTGGCAGGAATTGCGATTGGATACTTGGTATCAGGAACAGGTGTACCAAGCGGTACTTTTGTAGGTAGCTTTACATCGACTGGCAATGGTATTAATTTGGTCAATGCTGCTGGTACAAACGTAAACTTTACAATTCAAGCTGCGGGTACTTATAACTTCTATGTTCCTGGTGGTGTTGGTACATACACCATGAGTTCAGCGCAAACGATTGCATCGAGTACTACAATTACTGGGCAGGTTGCTGGATCATTCAATCAGCCAAACAATGGTTATTTGTATAGTTTTACTGGTGATTTGGTTGTTGGAACGTACAGTGCTAATCCACTTCGGTTAACTACCAATAACAACGCAATAGATGGAATTACGATTGGAACGTCTAACCAAATAGCGTTCAATGGCTCATATGGTACATCTGGTCAAGCGTTACTTTCAGGCGGTTCTGGTGCAGCTCCTGTATGGGGTACTGCTGGTATATCAACAGGTAAATCCATTGCAATGGCGATGGTCTTCGGATTCTAAGGAGTATTAAATGGCTAATCCTAATATCGTCACGGTAGCAACAATTTTGGGTGTAACGACTCAGTACACGCCTTCTGGCATAACAGCAGTGTCTTTATTGAACAATGCCGCATCAAGTGGTTTAGTTTATAAGATAGACACCATCATGGCTTGTAATACTAGCTCAAGTGCAGTGAATGCGACTGCGGCTATTTACACCAATGCAACGGCACAAGGTTCTGCTCCATCGGGAGGTACTGCGTATCCATTTGCATCGACCATTTCAGTTCCACCCAATGCAACTGTTATTTTGAGCGATAAGACCACAGCGTTTTATTTGAATGAAAATTCATGTATCAGTATCACAAGTGGTACTGCAAACAATCTTACTTTTATTGTTTCTTACGAATCAATCTCTGATTAAGCCATGACCTTTCTGTCTAACCCCGGAGGCTTTAAAGGCGCACAATACAACGGTTTGAACTATCCTGTTCAGACTGTGGAGTATCTTGTTGTTGCTGGAGGTGGTGGGGGCGCTAATACTCCATCTGGAGGTGGTGCGGGTGCAGGGGGACTTTTGACTGCGACTGGCTATCCAATTACTTTGGGTTCTAGCATAACCGTGACTGTAGGCGCAGGTGGCGCAGGTGGCGCAAGTAATACTAGTAGTGGTTCTAACGGTGGATCACCTGGCGCATCATCCATTTTTGGAAATATAACTACAACAGGTGGTGGAGCTAGTACATCTATAAATGGCGGTTCAGGAGCTGGGGGTGATTATTCTGGTTCAGCGGCGGGGACAGGAATTGCTGGACAAGGTAATGCTGGTGGATTAGGAACAAATAGCGGTGGAACATTATATGTTTGTGGCGGAGGGGGTGGAGCTGGTTCTGTTGGGGGAAATGCTAATGCATATAAAGCTGGCGATGGTGGAGCTGGTTTTGTTTCATCTATAACAGGAACTGCTATCCAATACGCTGGTGGCGGGGGCGCAGGAGGTGATACTTATAGATTAGCAAACTCTGGAGGATTTGGAGGTGGTGGTGGTGGTGGTAACGGGGGTAATACAAATCCTATTTTTGGACAAGCTGGTATTGCTAACACAGGCGGCGGCGGTGGCGGTGGTTCACACAATACTTTCTTTGCATCTGGTGGCAGTGGCGGTTCAGGCATCGTAGTCATCCGTTATCCCGCTTACCTCAAGCAAGCCACATCAACCACAGGTTCGCCTACAACATACATCGCAGGGCCTTATCGTGTATACGTCTTCTACGCCTCTGGCACAATCACATTCTGAGGTTAACAATGGCACAAGGTTTATTCAATCTCAAACAGCAATTACAAGGCTTAATTCAGAAGGCTTGGGCAGGTTCACAAACAACACCCGCAGTTGAATACCTTGTTGTAGCAGGTGGTGGAGGTGGTGGAACTAGTTTGGGTGGTGGCGGCGGAGGCGGTGGAGTTCTTCAAGGAATCTCTCCTGTAACACCAAAAACATCTATTACTGTAACTGTAGGTAGTGGTGGTAGTACAGGTAGTTCAGGCGTTAATTCAGTTTTTAGCAATGTTACCGCTATAGGCGGAGGCGCAGGTGGATCAGGTAATGCTAGTGCTGGTTCATCAGGTGGCTCTGGGGGCGGTGCTGGCGGAGGAGCTGGGCCAGCTTCTGTTTCATATTTTGGTGGTCAAGGAACTTCTGGCCAAGGTAATGCTGGTGGATTAAGTGCCTATTCAGGACTTGCCATTGGTGGTAGTGGAGGCGGTGGTGGTGCAGGAAATGTAGGAGCAAACTTTTTATCAAATGGTTCTGCTGGTAATGGTGGCCAAGGAATTTCATCTGCAATTAGTGGGACTGTAACCGCATATGCTGGCGGTGGAGGTGGCGGGAATAACACATATACAAGTGGCGCAATTGGAAGTAGCGGTGGAGTAGGCGGTGGTGGAGCAGGTGCCAATTCAGGTGCCGCAGTAGCAGGAACAGTTAACACAGGTGGTGGTGGTGGTGGTCAAGGTGGATATGGAGCCGCAGGAGCAGGAGGCTCAGGCATCGTCATCATTTCATACCCTGACATCTATAACGCACCATCAGCATTTGGTGGGGCTAACAGTCCTACTGCTTCTACAAGTGGTAGTGGTAGTATTTATAATACAGGCGCTGGAACCGTTCAATTTACAGGCACTGCAACTCCGTTTACTTTTACTGGTGATTTTACAATTGAAGGTTGGTATAACCTTGCCAACTTTAATAATGCATCAGGTGGTGGTAACCCCGCTTTAGTTTCATCTGGTAGCACGGGTAATTGGTTAATTGCTATTCCGGGCGCAACATATGTGTTTTATTCTGGCGGAAGTTTGGTTTATCAAACTGCGGCTGTAGCAAGCGCTAATGTATGGAATCATTTTGCTATTGTTAGGAGTGGAACAACTGTTACTATTTATCATAACGGCACATCTGTTGGCACAGCAACCTTATCAGGAACTGTAACAGGCGCTTCAACCACAACAATTACCGCAAATGGCACTGGTGGCGTTGGCTCTATTACGGGCTATATGTCAAATGTAAGAATTGTTAAGGGTACTGCTGTTTACACTAGCAACTTTACGCCAAGTACAAGTCCATTAACGGCAATTACAAATACACAGCTATTGATGAATTCTGTATCTGGTGGGTACTTGGTTGACAGCTCAACAAACGCATTTGCGCCAACATCATCTACAACAGGTTTGGCTTGGAACCAAGCATCCCCATTTGCAACAGGACTAGGATACAAGAATCGTGTGTACACTTGGACTGGTTCTGGCACAGTCACATTCTAGGAATAACAAATGTCACAAAGTTATATTGGTGGTGTGATTAGCGGTACGATGACCCCATTGACGGGTCAGGTGACAGGCTTTGTTGAATATCTTGTTGTTGCTGGCGGAGGTTCTGGCGGTGGTGGTTCATCTGCTGGTAGTGATGGTGGAGGTGGTGCGGGTGGACTTTTGACGGCTACAGGATATGCAATAACGCCTGGAACGTCTATCACAATAACTGTTGGGGCAGGTGGCGCACCAGGCATTTCTGGCAACGGTGCTAATTCTGTATTTGGTTCAATAACTGCAACAGGCGGTGGAAGTAAATCATCTCAAGGCGGTTCAGTAGCAAATGGAGGCTCTGGCGCTGGTGGTTGGTATGGGTCAAATCCTGGCGGTACTGGCACATCAGGCCAAGGTAATAATGGCGGTACTGGTTCTAGTGCTAGTGGCCCAAGCTATAGCGCAGGTGGAGGCGGTGGGGCGGGTTCTGTTGGAGGAAATGGCTCATCAACAGGTTCAGGCGGTAATGGTGGAACGGGATTGGTTTCTACCATAACAGGTTCTCCTGTATTTTATGCTGGTGGCGGTGGTGGTTCTGGCAATACAAACACATACGTTGGCGGTCTTGGAGGTGCAGGTGGAGGCGGTAATGGCGCACAGACAAGTCGATTCCTTGGCTCTCCAGGTCAAGCAAACACAGGCGGAGGTGGAGGTGGTTCAAATCAAGTTTCGCCTTATGGCGGCAATGGCGGATCAGGTATTGTGATTATCCGATACCCAGCAAATTGCGCCCCTCCTGCGTCATTTGGAGGTTCAAATGTCCCGCAAGTTTTATACAATAATGGCTACCAAATTTATGTTTGGACAGGTTCTGGTACAGTAACTTTTTAGGAGATTTCATGTCACATTTTGCACACGTTACAAACGGCATCGTAGATAACGTCATCGTTATTGAAGCTGATACTTTAGCCCTTGGTCACTGGGGTAACCCTTCCGAGTGGATTCAAACTTCTTACAATACCCAAGGCGGTAAGCACACCCAAGGCGGTACACCATTGCATAAAAATTATGCAGGCATCGGCTACACATGGGACGGCACAGGCTTTGCGCCTCCTCAACCATTTCCATCATGGACAAAGAATGCAGAGACATATTTGTGGGAACCTCCTACACCTATGCCTACAGATGGCAAGCGCTATGAATGGCACGAAGATACAAAGACTTGGGTTGAGTTTGTAGCGCCCGTTGTTGAGACTCCAACGCCTACTCCTTCAACTCCATCGGTATAAGATCATGGCTCAATTATCAGGCGTTTGGACATTAAGTCAGGTTAGCCAAGCTGTTCAGAATGGACAATGGCTTGGTGGAACTCCGCCTACAGTTGAGTATCTAATTGTTGCCGCTGGAGGCGGTGGTGGATATAACCAAGGTGGAGGCGGCGGAGCTGGTGGTTTGATTGCTGGTCTAACATCTATTACTCAAGGCACACAATGCTGGGTAACAGTTGGTAGTGGAGGAGCAGGTTCATCAAGTTCTTCACAAGGAACTTCTGGTGGTAATTCTGTTTTACTTGCCACATCTTCTGCCGCAACAACGGGTAATTTTGTTGCATTAGGCGGAGGAGGTGGTGGCTCTGGAACAGATGGAACTGGTGCATTAGGTGGTTCTGGTGGTGGTAGTGGGTCTAGTAATGGCGGTATTGGTACAGGCGGTTTTGGCGGGGCTGGAACTTCAGGGCAAGGTAATAATGGTGGTGCTGGTTATAGTACGGGCAGTGCATCTACTGGATGGCAAGGTGGTGGTGGTGGCGGAGCAGGATTAGTTGGAATATCAGGCCAATCAAATGGCACTGGTGGGGCGGGTATTGCATCTTCAATTTCTGGTGCTGTAACTGTTTATGCTGGCGGTGGCGGTGGTGGCCTTGGTAGCAATAGTTATAGTAATAGTAGTAATGCAAATAATGGTGGTATAGGTGGAGGTGGTAATGGCGGAAATCAATCAGGTGTAGCTATTGCTGGAACCGCCAATACAGGTGGCGGTGGGGGCGGAGGAACTAACGGTGGAGTTAGTCCCAATGGAGCTACAGGTGGCTCAGGTATTGTCATCATCCGTTATCCCACATCTTACAAACTAGCCGCATCCACAACAGGAACACCAACACAAACCACGGCTAATGGATACTACATCTATACATTCACAGCATCAGGGAGTATCACATTTTGAGCGACACCGAAAAAGACCTTGCCGTTCATGTTGCAGTCTGTGATGAGCGCTATAGGCAGATCGCAGATATGCTGAAAGAAGGCGATAGACGCATGACCAAGATTGAGTATTTGATCTATGGTGTGATGCTCCTAGTCCTGCTCGGCCCCAATGTGGCAGGGCAGTTCTTCCATAAGTTCTTTGGGTTGTAAAAATTGATCCATTCACCCTTGTCGCTCTGGCAACTTCGGCCTTCAAACTTGTCAAAGAATCCTGTGAAATGTACAAGGAGGGGCGGCAGTTCGTTGTTGATGCCAAGAAAGAGATTGACGGAGTTGTGGGGGATATCAAGGGCATACAAAAAGATACTCAAGGGATATTTGGGTTTTTCTCTAAACTCTTCGGTGGTAAAGAAAAGCCACAAGCCAAGGTTAACCAAGCTCCTGTTAAAGCTAAACCGAAAAAGAGGGTTGAATTTGATGAGAACCAAATCTATGCCCAAGTTGCAGATGCCCTCACCAAGTTCTTCCATGCATACAACGGCTTAAAGGCTTACACAAAAGAACAAGAAGAGTTGGCGCTGACTGCCAACAACGAAGAAGGAAACGACATTGCGATCAAGTTGGTAATCGCCAATTTGCAGATGGAAAAGTTAAATGAAGAGATGAGAGAGTACATGGTCTACCATGTGCCTCCTGAGATGAAGGACTTGTACAGTCGGGTGAATAAAATGATTGGGCATATTGCCAATCAGCAGGCGTTAGCTAGAAAGGCGGAGCTAGACAAGAAACGGAAAGCGGCATGGCTAAAGCGTCAAAGGGCGGAGGAATTCCAAGACAAAGCAATAGCTACAGTAATAACGTTTCTGATGATAGCGTGGATATGGCTGATGCTGATGATCGTTCGTTCTTCGTCATTGTTATCGTGGTCTTGATGGTGGTGATCCTCCTATTCATACCACTGCTTTCGTGGATGTACATAGACATCAAGATGATGGAGATTCGTGTAAACAAGGCTCTTGCAAGGATTGAAGGAAAATGAAGTGGTTGCTATTAACTCTTTTGTTGGTGTCTTGTGACGACAGATATCGCTACCATTGCCAAGACCCTAAGAACTGGGATGCGGAAGACTGCAAACCGCCTCTCTGTGTTGCCTCTCAAAATTGTCCCGAATTTTTTAATAAACCGAAAAATGGCGCACAAAACCCCTGAACAAGTTGACATCGAGACCAAGGCGTTTATCCTAAAGACGTTTTGCTTTATCCTTGTCCTAGTAACAGTGCTGTTCTCATACAGCATTGTGTTCATTGAACAGCCACTTTTTACCGAAGCGCCTGCTGATAAGGCGATCTTGGCCATTCTTTCTATGGCTATGGCGCAGATATTCACCGTGGTCAGTTTGGTGCTCACAGGCAAGTCTAGCGTGCCTCCACCCCCTCCTCCGATGCCTTTTAATCCTTGCATGGGTCAGCCCATGATGGGGCAAATGGGGTATGGAAACCCAATGCAATTTCAAAGTGGCAACAACTCCACTTCAGGATTCAGCATTGATCCAACCCAAGCTTGGACACCTCCTCCTCCGCCCACAACACCTCCCACTTTAGAACATGAGGAAGAGCGAGAGCGCATGGCAAATGCAAGGGCTAGTGTAAATGTTTGAGTTTTTTGCCAACATTTTTTTCTATATTGCCTATTGTGTACTAATTTTGGCTATTTTGGTACACGTTGTGTCCTATGTGTTTCCGTTGGGTACATATAAGTTCCCAGTACAGATTGTCAGTCTGATTTTAATTCTTTTAGGAGGTTACTATGTCGCAGATCATCATGGCTATGAAAGACGGGTTGCAGAAGATCAAGCAGAAATTATCCGACTTAATGACGAAGCTCGGGCAAAAGAAGCAGAGTTGAACAAAAAGTTAACAGGCGTAACCACTGCACTTGTAAAGGCGAGAAATGATGTTAAAACAAAGCAGTCTAGTATTAATTCTAGGATTGACTCTGGCGAGTTGCGCCTCCCCTCCAGTTGTTCCATTCAAACCACCGCAGATGCCACCTCTCCCAGAGGAGATTCAGCCAATGACGGCCAATCTGAGCGACAGGCTATTAAAGATATTGCAGCCATCGCAGCAGACGGGGACATCGCCATCACCCAACTCAACGCCTGCATCGACACTTACAACAAAGTGAGACAGACAGTCAATGAGGGGGTGAAATGATTAATGCACAACAACTCCACAAACTAGGTATTGGGGCTGAATGGGCTCAACCCTTGATGGATACGTTTGTCAAGTTTGGCATGGTCAGTCCAAAGGAACAAGCATCTTTCATAGGGCAATGCAGTCATGAGAGCAACCATTTCCGAGTCTTGGAAGAAAATCTTAACTATCGAGCAGAGACCCTTCAAGCTTTGTTCGGTCACAAGTTCAAACCCGAAGAAATTCAATCTTACGCCCATAATCCACAGCGCATTGCCAATAGGATTTACGCCAATCGTATGGGAAACCGAGACGAAGTTTCTGGTGATGGGTACCGCTTTAGGGGAAGAGGGTTGGTTCAACTCACAGGACATGACAACTACTGGCACTGTGGCCAAGCGGTGGGTCAAAATTTTGTGATGAATCCTGACTTGGTGGCAACTCCAACATTCGCTGCGATGAGCGCTGGGTGGTTCTGGCAGACCCATCATTGCGGATCTTTAATAGACAATCAAGAGCAACTTTGTAAGCGTGTAAATGGTGGATTAATAGGACTCCAAGATAGAATAGCCCAAACCCAAAATGCACTTGCTGTTTTGACTGCCTAGTGGGAAAATAGACTGAAAATGGGGATATTATGACCACTACTGTACTTACGCCATCAAATCCTAATTCATGGGTTCTGACCTATGATAACTTGATTGCCATCGTTCCACAGTATTTGGAGAGGTCAGATACCGCAACAATCAACGCGATTCCCACCTTTATCACTTTGGCTGAGTTTGAGATAGCTCAGCAGATCAAGACTTTGGGTCAATTGCAGATTGTTGAGGCAATGATGACCGCAGGCAACCCAGTCATCCAAAAACCCTCCAGATGGCGCAAAACCGTCTCTATGAACTACACGGACAGCAGTGGTAACCGTAACCCTATCTTGCTCCGTAAGTACGAGTATTTGACCAATTATTGGCCAGTCAACACACAGACATCTCCTCCTTTGTTTTACTCGGACACAAGTTGGGATTTCTGGTATGTTGCCCCAACTCCAGATCAATCGTATAACTTTGAAGTGCTGTACTATGAGCGCATTCAGCCTTTGAGTTCTACCAATCAGACCAATTGGCTGACCCAGAACGCACCGAATGCAATGTTGTTTGGCACGTTGTTGCAAGCCATGCCTTTCCTTAAAAATGACCAACGTCAGATCTTCGAACAGAAATATCAGGAAGCTATTCAAGCCCTGAAAGCTGAGGATGTATCTAGAGTTGGAGATCGTCAATCTGTTGCAGTGGACAGTTAATCATGACTTACTATGTAAACCCCTATACAGGTTCCACGATCAGCCCATCTCAGGTTGGTTATGAGAGCCTCACAATCAGTGCTAACACCACGCTTCAGTGGCCAGTCAATGGCAACACAAGTGGAGTTGTTGCCAACATCATCGAGGTGACAGCCACAACGACTGGCCTAAAGTTGATTTTGCCCACTGCGACTCAAGTCTCTACAGGGCAGTCATTTTTAATTAAAAACATAGCAACCAATCCTTTTACGGTCTATGAAAATGACACAACGACTAGCCTGATCACCATCAATTCAGGAATTTCGTACTACATTTACTTGACCAATAACACCACTACAAATGGTACATGGTCGGTGTTACAGTTCGGTGCGAGCACGTCTGTAGCGAATGCAACAAGCTTGGCAGGGTATGGTCTAACCGCCACAGGTACAACTCTTAACACTACAACTTTACCTGTCAACTACTACAGCACACAAACACTTCCAAATTCAGTCCAATCACAATTGACAACTTGGTCAGGTGGCGTGGGCACTTTGACGCTTCCAACATCTACTGGAGTAGGATCTAGTTGGTTCACAATCATTAAAAATAATGGTACAGGTGTTTTAACGGTCGCTGCACAAGGTTCAGATGTGATTGACGGTACAAGTGGTTCTTTCCAATTGCAGATTGGAGAATCGTTTTACTTGGCGTCCAATGGATCGACTGGATTTACCTCGTGGGGTTATGGACAAAGTTCAGTATTTTTCTTTACTCAAGAACAAATATCAGTAACTGGCGCGTCAGCAACCATTACCTTAACAAGCACACAAGCATCGTACACTTTACAGAATTACACTGGCACATTAAGTCAAAACACCAATGTGATCGTCCCACCGACAGTCCAGTTTTATGTGATCACGAATAGTACAAGTGGATCCTATACTCTGACGTTCAAAACCTCAGTTTCTGGCGGATCAACACTTACCATACCATCAGGCACTACAGTTGGCATGATTTGTGATGGTACAAATGTAGTTGGTATTTCAACTGTGACAAACAGTAGTAATAACATTACTTTGCAAACAGCATCAGCCACCAATCCGTCTTTGAACTTCTCTGGTAATCTTACGACTGGACTTTATTTGCCCAGTTCAAATACGATTGGATTTACCTCGAATGGCGCACAAGCTGCGACCCTTGGCCCGAATGGTTTGTATGTTGTCAATGGTATCAGTGGAGGTACATTTTGACAGCTAAGGTAATAGCCCTTCAGGTACCCCCTGGTATCCAAAGGGATGGTACGATGTTCGCATCGCTTTCATATGTTGATGGTCAGTGGGTTCGTTTCCAACGTGGTCTTCCTAGAAAAATAGGAGGCTATA